TTATATCTGGAATAGTTTTTTTATTTTCTTTTTCTATTTTCAAATTAATTTCGCGAATTCGTAAACGGTCGTAAGCATATAGCCCTACTCCCATAACAAATCACTTTTAGTGATATAGAACCTATATACTAAAATCATATAACAAATTACTTTACTAGTGATTTTAGTATATAGAGAATATCTAATATCTCTAAATCGTGATTTATCACGATTTCCCTCCAAAAATAATATATGAAAAACTTCGCACCTTGTTTTAAAAAACTGATCAATTTCGACAAGTTTGGGTCGGGTAGATCGGTGCTAAAAGAACTTCCACATACCGCCCAGTGCATTGATTGCGGGGGCAATGAAAATAGAATCACGGTGATATAGTCCGGCAACAAAAAGCCGCGAATAGCCCTTAAAAATAGGGTTATTTGCGGCCATTGGTTGTTAACTGCTGCTTAATTTTAGCTTAAAAAGCCACGGGATCTGCCTTCTTCCATGCTGTTGACGATGTCTTGTATTGACTGATCGCCACCATCAAAGCCCGATGAGCCGCCGGAGCTGCCCGAACTGGCCGTTTCGAAAGGTGCTGGTGCCGATGACACCTTTTTAGTTGGTACAGCAGTGGCTATCTGCGCCATTCTGCCCATTTCAACAGCCGCCGACATAGGGTCCATACGATTAAGCTGATCCAGTTTCTGTGGATTCTTAAACAAGTTGTATTCAAGCTCAGGGCCGCTATCGAGACCAAGCAGCGCCTGAATGACATGAGCTTCTAAGTGCGCCGGTTGCGCCAGAGTTTCCTGGTAGTCATCAACGTCGGCGCTGAAAGCATTGACACGACTTGCATAGTCATTCATTGATTGCGCGTGTAACTCTTTCTGGTTAGCCTCAAAGAGCGACTGCTGGTGATTGGCCAGCTTCTGGTCAACCAAATTACTTACGCGGTAATCATCAAATTGCTCTTGGTTATAATTAAAATCCTCCAGGGTCTTACTAGGCGCGTCAATGGGGGCCACTCGCTCCGCTTTTAGAGTATCTAATTCCCTTTGTAGCGCCTCGTTGGACCTTTTGGATTCCGAAAAGGTATGATAGACCTTATTAAATTCCTTTTGATGCTTCTTCTGCTGCGCCGCAAGCTGATCCTCGATGCTGATGGGAGCTGCTTCAGCGACTACGGGGTCGCTTTCAACGACTGGATCGCTTTCAGCTACTGCTTCTGGGTCGCTTTCAACTACTGGGTCGCTATCAGCGACTATGGGGTCGCTTGGGCTATGCCCCGATTCAGTTTCTTTACCGTTTAACTCATTAAAAATCTCATTCTGCTCTTCACTATATTTCATACTTTATTGCCTCAATTGGTTATTCTTTTGGTTGTTGTTGTTGTTGCTGCTGCTTAAGTGCTTCTTGATTCATTCTTTGAGTTATCAATTCCTCCCTGGCTTTTTCTAAATCATCAGTATTTTCAGACTCCATCAAATCCTGTACCGCATCCGCTAAGGCACCTTGAAGCAAATTAAAACTTTCTTCCATGTACTTGGATACAGGTATGACTTCTTGGCCGTTAGCAATCGCTATCGCATTCGCTTCAGCACGGGCTAATAGCGCATCATTTAGCTTATTGTGCGATTCTGTGAGCTTATGCACCTTGTCCGCCTTGGTCTTAATAATGGCGGCTTGGAGTGCCTCATTATTCAGCATGCTAGCCAGCAGCCCTTCTTCCTGCATCTCAGCAGCAATGATCTGCTCTTGCGAAGGTGGCTTCTGATTTTCCTGCAATTCAGCCAATTCATTCTCATTCGGCTGGATTAAACCAGCAGAGATTTTGGCACTTCTCAGCCGCTTAACCAAAGCTTCAGCATCACGCATATCCGTGTTGCCCACAAACAAATCACTACCTAATGCCATAATTTCTGGATCAAAACTAGCAAGTCGCAACATGACCTCATTTGACTCAAGGCGCTGCGTAGCATAGCTCGGTCCAGTACTTATAGTTATGTCAAAATTGGCTGCTGAAAGGTCATTAAGGATCACTTCCTCGCCCGTTTGGCGGTCAATTATCGCCTCATTAACGCGCCACGTAGACCGCTCTCCGGAATCAGAAATTATATCAACGGTGCGATCACCATCGTATACCTTTTTTATGGTATCGACCATGACTTCGCCGCAAGAAATAATTGCTTGTTCCAAACTGGCGGGATATAGCGCCAAGCTGGTGTTCGTTTGCCGCTGTAGGGAGGTAATTGCTCGCCCAGATGAATCAATCTGCTGGTCACCCTTTGAAGCAGCAAAATAGCCGATAGAATTATCTATGTCGGTTTGAGCTTGCTGTAAAACCATGGCCATTCCATTGTACATTTGACCAGTAGCCGCACGCGCCGGAGGCGGGGCACCAGGATCGGCCGTGTATGTCAATACGGACGGGTTGTCATAATCCATAGATTCCCATGAGGATAGTATTCCTTCGCCTTGTAATTGCTTTTGAGTCACTATGAAAGGTGCTATACTGCTTTTTACGGTTTGCTCAAGATTGCTGCTTACTTGGTAATTATAAATCTGCTGGGCATCACGAGCATAGCTGACAATTCCACGAACAAATATTTGATTGTCAACGAAAGCCTCGCGCCCGAAAAATGGAAACAGCGGGTAGGTGTTGGATGGCACCTCATGTGGCCCCGCCAAAATGTCCGCCCCAGACATTAGATAATGGACTATTCGGTGCTTTTGCACCTCGCGGCGGCCAGTTTCAGTTATACCAGCGGCTGCCAATTCATCTAAGATGCTGGCGGTATCCTCGTTCAATTCAAGCACTCGGCCATCAGAGAATTTCATTAAGATAGTGACATAATATTCCTTCTCGTAATAATCAGCGATTCGTAAGTTATCGCGGGATTGCCAATATTGAATTTGAGTCAAGGAAAGCAGCTCATCTTCAGGCATTGAATGTACTTTAGCTTTTGGCCAGCGGCGTTTATAGGCTTCTTCAGTCACCATCGATAACTTCGCCATCCAATCACCATCGTGGCGTTGAGGGCCAGTAGCGGCCAAGTCAAAATAGATGCTGGCGTGGGCCTGACTGACCCATTCAAGCTTAATTTCCTGATCAAAACTGTCTTTGGCGTAGTCAGTGCTTAAGCAAAAAGCAGCCATGCCGCTAGTGATAAGCTCCATGTAGGCGCTGTCTTGGATATTGTTAAAATGTGATTTTTGGCAAATTGAGCGGATAAGGCTGGCCGTATTGGTCGCCATTTTGTTGCCATCAGCTCCCGAGTTGCTACGTACTTTGATGTCGCGGCGGTTTTGCTTTTGCTCACCGGCGATATTTTGGAGGATAGGACTGATGCGATCAATTTCAAATCGCGGACGTTGCGTTTCGTGACTACCCGGACCTTCATCATCAATGCTGCCACGCTCTTCCCATTGAGCAGACGGTAAATTAACAAAAGCGATGTCAGCGGCCATACGCTCACGAGTTTCTTTCTCGGCTGCATAAGCTTTATCCATCCGCATTAAAAACCTAGCATGGACCTCTTTCCGCTTGGCAAGATCCTGTTTGCGTTTCTTTTTAGAAACCCTTTTTAGCTTACGCGTTATCGGCGCGCCGTCCTTATCAGGTTCTGGTAGCGGCTGGGATTGTGTATCGGAATCAGCACCGTCTTCGTAACTCTCATCATTGTCATTATGCATGTTTTAGCGTATCCATTTCTTTTGAATTCTGTTGGGTTTATCGTAAATTTCTAAATAACTCATGTCGCCGTTAAATGCGTAAACAAAAGCATCCGCGAGATTAGGCGAGTTCACACCACGTTTTTTGAGGTCGATTTTCGACTCGATTTGGATCAGAGCACTACCTGTTTTGTGTACAAGTTTTATCGAAGTCAACTCAGAACGCAATTCGTTTAAATTGTTACAATTAGAATTAATCGTAATCAATTCGTCCTCATGGAATATAGTCCCTCGTGTCTTATATAGCCAACTGTTATACATCCTGTCAGCGACTGACTTAAATGCCTGTGCTCGCCTATTTTTAAATACTTCCTTGTTTAACAAATCATCACGGTACCGGTCAAAGGGATTTTCAGGCGAATTCGAGCCATTAAAAGGCGTCTTTATGTAGTTATCCGAGCGCGGGAAATTGCTAATGACCGCTAAAACACCAATGCCTAGACCAACAACATCATAGCAAATCTCAGCAGCGCGGTAGCTGCCAGCAGTCTCATGAGCAACTCGACAACAATCACCAAACTCTAAATTGTAACTCTCAACTCTAATCACTTCCGAGCCGCGCCTAGTAATTACAGCCGCTTCATCGCCACCATCCGACGGATCAAAGCCAATAGTGGTGCGAGTAGATGTAAAAATCTTATCAGCAATCGCTTTTGGCTCACGATGTAAATTTATACACGCATCAAAATGATCACCCAAAATCAAAGAATCCTCAAAATCACCAATAGGCTCGCCCAGAAATTTATGTCGGTACTGCTTGGGATCAGATAGCGCCAAGGCTTTCGCTTCACGCAAATTCCTAGCCGACGCAAATGGGTTATGGATGATGTTAACTTCTTGTATTAAATAACTGTCGCCACCATCTACCAACGTGCCACTGAAACGACCATCAGGGGAATTCTTAATCGTCGATAAAAAAGGAGCTACAAATCGGAGGTAAGTAGGGTCATCGTCCCTAAATGGATTAAAGGTAATAAAAATCTCGGCATTGTCGTCGCGAATGGTAGTTAAGGTGTTGCTCCATGACCTCTCACTGATGTTTTCAGCTTCCTCAATCCACAAACGAGTAACCCCAGAAAGCCCCTTGATGGATGTCGTGCTGGACTTCAACCCCATGTATTGGAAGATGGTGCCAGTGAGCGGATGAAACAAAGAAGTCTCAGTCACTTCATAACCAAAGTTATATTCCGCATTAAGATCGACCAGCGCCTGATGTACCGAATTCGATACGGATTTTTGGATCTCACGGGTACAAATTACGCGCTGGTAAGTAGTCGCACCCTCTAACAATAAATGGAGGGCCACCGAGGTCGTCTTAGCCGAACCGCGACCTCCAAAAAAGCATTTGAAATCAAAAGCTTGCGCGATTCCTTTAAACCGCTCAGGCATCTGGACCTTGGCAACTAAAGGTTCGCTGTCGCTCTTAATGTCATCAATAACATCTTGTAGATTCTTGCGCTGTATCTCGGCTGAAATTGCCTTCGAGGATTGCTGGCGGCTAGCCACTATTCATCCACCTCAATAAATTCAGCCTCGCTTGCTGGGGGCCGGGCTACGCCCCCAGTAGCCCGGCTCCCAACAATCTCCACGCCAGCAACTAACACATCAACGCCGCGCTCGGGAGCTATCTCAATCTCCGCCACCGAATCAGCAGCAACATAAGCAACTTCAATGCGGCTTACATGCTTCTGTGTAGTGATCGTTTCAACTTTCTCATTTTCTCCCAAAACAGTCTTGCTCATGTGAATTGTCATAGCAGCATTATTTGAATCTAAGAGCGCATTGCGGCTACGGTGAATTTTCTCATCTTGCTTCTGTGAGCCCTTTAAAAAAGCATCCAAAAAATTGGTATTTAAAACATCGTTGCTGATATTTAAATAACGGGAAATAGCAGATTTTGTGTGACCATCAGCAGCCATCTTAGTGATTATTTTGGGGTCAATTAAAGTATTGGCAACCTTCTTGTCAACCTTATATTTGCCTTTAGTTTCTGAAATAACTGTACCGAAATTTAAAACTAAAGTCTTCTCGTGGATATCAAATAAATGGGCAATTTGCTGGTTAGTCAATCCCAAGCGAACCAAGTAATTGATGCTATCGTCGGACATGATGATCGCTGGAGGATTCAATAGCGTTGGATTCTCGATGGCAACCTTCTTGCGCCTGATCGGCCCCTTCTTGCGCTTCAATGGCGATTTAGGGGCATTGGGCGTTATAGCTTCTTTCATAGTAACTACCTCGTAAATTTAAATTAATATAGTCCCAAAAAGTTACTAATAATAACTATAAGTAGCTAAATAGTAACTATAAGGAGTTAGGTAGCAACTATCAGCAACTATCAGCCGCTAAGAGCAGCAATCGGGCCAGGAATGGGAGCTGGGCCCCCAGCATAAAAACTGCTGATAGCGGCTGCGGGTTTTTAAAATTGCCACAGCTCCTAAAGTGGCCTCATCCCTTTCAGCCGCCAGCGCCAATACTTTTCACCTCGCGGCCGCTACTAGTAGTTAGACAGTTGCTACTTGTAGTTATGCGAGCCGCTACTTGTAGCTATGTTAGCAACTACTAGCAGTTATGGCCGCTAATAGGAACTATTAACAACAGCGAATGATTCCTATTACGGCTATGGGCTGCTGTGGTTGCCAAGGGGCTCATAGCGACCAATAGCCCCCATTTAAAAGGGGCCATTAATCGCTCGGAGTTACCACCAGCACAATCATTGATCGCTATGAGCCCCGCATAACATAGATTATGTTAAATAGATTCTCATTCAGCTTCAGTAAATATATCCACCTATGAATTGTAAGGGAATTGCTGTTAGTCGAGCTCATTGGCTAATGGTAATCATTAGCAACTACCGGCGGCCAATGGCAACTACCGGCGGCCAATGGCAACTACCGGCGGCCAATGGCAACTACCGGCGGCCAATGGCAACTACTAGCAGTTATGTTGAAGGGGGCCGGGCTACTGGGGGCGTAGCCCGGCCCCCAGTAGCCCAGCTGTCTATTTGTGGTTAATTGGCCGCTATTTGTGGTTAATTGGCCGCTATTAGTAGTTAGAAAGTTGCTACTTGCCGTTAGAGAATAGCTACTTGTAGTTAGAGGGTCGCTATTTGCGGTTAGAGAGTTGCTACTTGCCGTTAGAGAATAGCTACTTGTAGTTAGAGGGTCGCTATTTGCGGTTAGAGAGTTGCTACAGGTAGTTAGGCGGCGGCGTGTCAAGCCGCTCCCAATCACCCCTAATTGCCATAGCCGCTCCCAATCACCCCTAATTGCCATAGCCGCTCCCAATCACCCCTAATTGCCATAGCC